TTTGATGGAGTGGAGCGTTTTCATGGCGTCTGTCCTTTCAATCAAGGTGGCCCGGCCCCCGGTGGACAGACGCCGATCTGTGAGACCGAGAGCGCGGGCCGTGGATCGAGTTTACCGGATGGATTTGGCGTCTGTCCATGCCTGTCATTATCGACATTCGGCGCGGGATTGCAAGAGGAAAATCGATAATCCTCAAGTTTTTTTGTTGACTGCATCTGCCGTTGGCTGTAGTGTGGAGGTTGATTGATCAACTGGGCCTTTGTTGTGACTTGCCCTCAGACGCGGATCAGTTACAATTGGAAAGGATTCGTCATGGTTCGACGGCTGTTGCCTCTGGTGTTGTGTGTGATTCTCCTGGTCCCCACGTTGGCGCCGGCGTCCGGCCTGTCCGTGACCACCTGGACGATGGGCTCCGACCAGCAAGCAGAGATCCGCATCGGCGTGGCCAAGGACAACGGGGAGCTTGCCCTGGCGTTCTTGTACCGCGATCCCGCCGACATTGGCGGGGACGATGGTTTCGGGCTTCGAGGCTACGCACTGTATTCCGTGGTCGATGTCGACATGATAGCGACGTGGTTGGGCAAGGAGACCAAGCTGCCACCCGGCGAGTTGTACTTGGGTGGCTTTGGTGGTGTCGAGTTTGAGGACGCCGAGACCGAAGGCGGGTTCCTGGTCGGCGGCGTGTTGGGCACGATCCGCGTGGAGTATCAGTATGCTTTGGACCGTGGGGTTCTGCCCGACGATCACATGCTGATGGTCGGCGGTCGGTGGGAGTGGTAACGATGTCCCTGGCTCTCCCAACAGACATCGAAGGGTTCATGGGTTCAGGCCGCGACCGGCGGCGCGATGAGATGTTGCCGATCTTCTCTCGCACCACACGGAAACGCGATGGAGCCGCGTGCATCGAGACCGTGTCCGCGGCCGAACGACGTGCGCGGATCAAGCGGTATCGTCGCGATGTAGCGGCGGATAGGCCGATCCGATTCATTGATGCGAGCAAACCCTTGTCCCTGATTGGATACGAGGCGATTCATGGCCCGACCGCGCAGCAAGACGCCGTATGAGTACAGCCCAGAACAACTGGCGCTCATCGACGAGATGGCAGAGGCCCAGTGCCGTGATACCACGATTGCCGAGGCCCTGGGATTCGAGCCAGAGACGTTCCACAAGGACATGGGGGAGCGGACCCGGCGGCAGCGTGCCAAGGGCAAGGCCAAGGCGATGCGGGCGCAGTACATCGCCGCGACGACCGAGGCGGGTACACCGACTGACCGAGTCTGGTTCGGCAAGCAACATCTTGACCAGAAGGACAAGCAAGAGGTCGAGCACGGCGTCACCGACGCCTTTGCGGAACTGATGAAGGAACTCGATGGTAGCAGGCACTATCCAGGCGACCCTATCCCAGACGCCAACACGTGAGAATCTGCGTGACCCGTTTTGGCGGTGGAACAACCTGTACTGGATTCGCGACGAGTCCGGTGCTACGGTACGGTTCTCCCTGCGCCCGGCCATCGAGCAGTTTGTCCGCCAGATGCACACCCGCAACATCATCCTCAAGGCCCGGCAGCTTGGGTTCTCGACGTTCATCCTGATCTACATCCTCGATTGCCTGTTGTTCAAGGGTGGGCTGTCGGCAGCCATCGTTGCCCACCGGCTCGATTCGGCCAAGCGTCTGTTCCGCGAGAAGATCGCATTTCCCTACAACTACCTGCCCGAGTCCATTCGGCGGGGCTGTCCGATCATCTCCGGCGGGACGCGGACCTTGACGTGTACGGCGTCGCAGGAGTTGCAGTTGGCGAATGGCAGCAGTCTCATCGCCGACACGTCCGTGCGGTCGGGCACGTATCAGTATGTCCATCTGTCCGAGTACGGCCCCCTCTGTGCCGACTCTCCGGTTCGAGCTTTGGAGGTCAAGACGGGGACGTTGGAGACCGCCCACGCCGATTCGGTCGTGTTCATCGAATCGACGGCCAAAGGGCAGCAGGGGCACTTCTTCGAGCTTTGTCGGGATGCCCAACAGCGAGCACAAGACCCGACGCCGTTGGACCCCTTGGAGTTCAAGTTCCATTTCTTCCCGTGGTTCCGTAACCCGGCATACGTGGCCAACCCGGACATCGTGCGCGAGACGGCGGAACAAGCGGAGTATTTCAGGCGCGTCGAAGCGGCTATGGGTGTGACTCTGTCCGCCGAACAACGGGCATGGTACATCCTCAAGAAGCGGACCCAGAAGGGCTCAATGCGTTCGGAACATCCATCCACGCCACAAGAGGCGTTCGAGGCGGCGATTCAGGGGGCCTATTACGCCGAAATCATGGCGATGCTCTCCGACCGTGGGCAGATCGGCAGCGTGCCGCACATGCCGGGCTATCCGGTCCATACGGTATGGGACTTGGGCTATACGACGGCGGTCTGGTTCTGGCAGCAGCGGGGGCCGAGTCCGCACGTGATTCGATACCACGAGGCCCAGGGGTGGGGGATGCCACAGTGGGGAGAGTTCTTGGACAATCTCCACCGGGAGCATGGTTACTGGTACGGCCAGCACTTTGCCCCATTCGACTCCAAGACGCAGAATGGCGTCAAGGTCATCATCGGCCAGTCGATCCTGGACGCGGCCAAGGAGGCCGGGATTCACTTCACCGTACTGCCGATGGAGAAGAATGAGGTTCGAGAGGGCATCCCGCGAGCGCAGGAGCTTCTGCCCCTGTGTTACTTCGATCAGATCAACTGCGAGCGGGGCCTGTGGTGTCTGCGCACGCTGCACGAGGGGATCAATACGACCATGAGCACCGAGGACAACCCGGTTTACACGGGCAAGCCTGCCGATGGGCCGGAGTGCCACGGAGCCGATGCGTTTCGATACCTGTCGATGGCGATTCCGTTGCTTGATGGACCGAGCGACTACTACCAAGTGGCGGGTCGCGTGGAGCGACCACAAAGTTGCATGGTGGGGTGACATAGGGCAGAGCGATAGCGTAACAATCGAATAAGCGGGTTCGCCGACCGGGGGCGCTCGGAAGGCGACGCAAGGCAAAAGAACAAGGCCGTGTAGGGGCCTACACCCCCTCCACGGCCTTTTCTTTTGCGCCCAGGGGAAACCGATGAAGACGAAACTGTCACAATCCAAGCAAGACGAGATCACGAGCAAGCTGCTCGCTTGGCAAACGCAAGCAGAGGAGGGCAATGCGCCCATGTTTCGGCGCATGAGCCTGTGTGAGCGGTTCAAAGTTGGTCGTCAGTGGTCGCCGGAAGACCTTGATTGGAACAACTCGAACCGGAAGCACTCGATCACCATCAATCGGATTCTGCCCGCCGTTCTCCAAATCGACGGACACGAGGTACAGAACCCTCGTGACATCAACGTCAAACCGACCAAGACCACGACGCAGACGCGAGCCCAGCTGCTCATGGGCATCATCAAGCACATCATGGACGCCTCGAACGGCGGGCGAAAGAAGTCGAACGCCTTCGACGACGGCCTGACCACGGGGCGGGGCTTCCTGATCCCGTATCGGTCCTACGACCGTGATCCGAAGGGCGACTGGTGCATTGCCCATCACGATCCGTTCCAGGTGCTCCCCGATCCGAACCGCACGGCCTACGACCCTAATGACCTGATCGGCGGGGCGCGGTACTTCATCGTGCAGGAATGGGTTCCCAAGGACTACATCGAGCGGCTGTATCCCAAGCACAAGGAGCAGCTTGCATCGGCGTCGTATGGCTCCGACGGCGGGCAGCGGGGCGGCACGTGGAATCGCTTCGTCGGTCTGGTGAACTACTTGTTCAAGGACTCGGTCATGTCCTGGGACGTGCGGGCCGACTACCGAGATGGCAATGACGTGGACAGCCCGGAAACTCGGCGTCGATGGGAAGACTCCTATTGTCGGCGGACCTTCTGGTGGCGGACGTGGGAAGAAGGCTGCTACGTCCAGCGGCTCGATCAACCGGACTGGTATGTCACCCTCCATCGCAAGGGCGACATCGAGTACGCCAAGGATCGGCTCAAGGAGACTCGCAAGCGGAACATCCGCATCATCGAGAGCACCAACGGCAAAGACCCGGTTGTCGTGCCCGTTCTCCATTGGGCGACGATGGTCGGGGACGTGTTGTTGGACTACGAGTTGGACCCGTTCAACGGCGTGGACCGATTCCCGGTGATTCCGTTCTGCCCGTACTACCATCACGGTTACGAGTTCGGCCTCGTGGACAACCTGATTGGCCCGCAACAGGTCGTAAACTCGTCATGGTCGCGCGTTCTCGATCTTCTCAAGACGCTGGCGAATACCGGATGGCGTACAGGGAAGACCAGTGACCAGATGCTTCGCTGGTTGGAGCTTCACGGCAGTCAAGACGGTGTTGTGCTCGATGAAACCCGATTTGGCGGCAAGATCGAGAAGCTCGACGGCAATCCCTACCCGGTCGGCTTTGCGGAACTCACCGACCGCAGTACGCAGCACATCTCCGAGATCGCCAATGTTCGTCTCGAAGAACAGAACTGGGATAAGACCGATCTCAGTGGTCGCGCGATCGCGTTGAAACAGCAAGCGACCATGACCGGATCAGCGATGATCTTCTCGAACTACGATTGGACAATCGAGATGCTCGGTCATTTCCTGATTGACGGCGTAATTCGTTCCGGGACCACCGATCAAGCGGAGATTGAGTCCCTCATCGACGAGGAAGAACTCATTGATGCGAGACTATTGGACGAAAGCCGTTCGCTGCTGATGCAGCAGATGTACGGGCAGATCATACCCGCGCCGGAGCCGCCCGATCCGGTCATGGTCGAACAATTGGACCCCCAGAGCCGCGCACGCTGGTGGATGGCCTACAAGGAAGAAGAACGGCTCTACTCCCAGATCATGCAGGAGATCGACGCCCTGGCCCGCCCGATGGCGAAGGCAGCGTTGCTCGATGAGTTCGACAATTTGCCCAAGGGACGCTACGGCGTCAAGGTCGGCCTCTCCGAGTCGGCATCCACCCACCGCGCACAGAATTTCATGGAGTTGATGGAACTGCACAAGACCCTCTTGGAGAGCCAACTGCCGGGCGTGCCGCGCAAGGTGCTCGTGGAGGCTTCCGATGTGTCCCACAAGGACGAAATCCTGGCGGATGCCGGGTAGGACAGGAGCAATCATGGCTAAAGCAAGTGACGTGGTACAGGACAACAAGAGCAACCTGGCCCCTGGCGAGGTCAAGACCGACAGCAAAAACAAGCTGACCAGCACAGAGGCCAAGAAGCCTTCGTGGAGAGACAAGGCAGTGAACCTGTTGACCGCCAAACGGGGTCGTCGTGTTGCCATTGACGCGGCGACCTTGCAGGTGTTGGCCGAGGAGCGAGGCGAGCTTCTCACGGCTCGGTTGCAGGCGGCACAGAGTGGTCGCACGGTCTACCCGGATAGTACGATCAGGCAATTCGAGTTCGAGTTGCAGGCGATCCTGGCAGGAAATTGGGCTCCTGGCATCACCCGGCCCAAGAACAAGGAGTTCGACAAGATGTTCTATCAGATCGGCGCCTTGGGAACCCCCGATAAGGGGCAGGTGGACGATCCGGCCAGAGTGGACGCTCTTTTGACAGGCGAATGACCATGAGGTTCCTCAAGTAACCTCAAGGATTTCACGTGTGTGTCCGGGGACGCTCGGACATCCACGGTTTCCCGCTCGTGACGAGGCGTATCGCCACGCAGGTACGACGGCTGTTCCGTCGGTTTACGGCTGCCAATCTCCCAGCCGGTGACACAAGAGGAGCTTCCATAGATGAGTGACACGGACAAAGAACTGGATGCAATGCTGACTGAGACTGAGGACACGGCAACGGTGGAAGACCCACAGACCGACGTTGTTGACTCGGATGATTCCGACGCCAACGCCGACGCATCGGCTGGGCGGCAGCCGGATGCAAAACAGGATGATACGCCTGATGAGCAGGACGGGGACGCCCAAGAAGCTAAAGCCGAGGCTAAGGCCAAGGCCGGTGTACCGTTGAGCAAGCACATTGCTATGCGGCGGGCTCTACGAGACCTTCGTGCAGAGCTTGCCGAAGCCAATGCCGAGCTTGCCCAACTACGCGAACAGCGTAAGCCGGTCGATCAAGAGGACGAAGCTGAGGACGAAGCTGACGACGAAGAGGACGAAGACGCCCCGTTGACGCGGGCCGATCTACGGCGGATCGAGGCGAGGCGGTCGCAACAGGCTGCCGAGCAGACGAAGCAACAGCAGTTGCAGCGCGTCGAGCAGTCCCTACGTGGCGCCGACGAGACGCAACGGCGGCTGCTGACGCTGGCCGAACCGTATCTGACGCGGGCGGATCGTAAGCGGATCGTTGAGTCGCAAGACATCCTTGCGACTGCTCTGGATATCGCTAAGGACCGTATCGAAATGTTCGGCAGCGACGAGGAAGTCGAGTGGCTTGACGGTCTTACTTCATCGGAGTCGAAGTCGCAGAAGAAGTCTGCATCGCAGTCCAGACCACAAAGCACTGACCGAGCCCGACAGAGACGGGAGACGGTCAAATCTGATTCCGAGCCGACGGACAACCTGGATGTATCTCCGAACGTTCGTGGTATGCTTGACTATATGTTCGGGTGAGAATCGAGTTTTCTCATGAAAACTTGAAATCCGGGGAGCCTGTCGCCGGAGTGGAAAGGACATTATTATGCCTGCGACAAGTATTCTCCATGCAAATGCACTGACCCAACAGGCATGGCCGAAGACGTTCTTCGAGTACATGCTGAAAAACATGATCTTCAGTGATCTGATGGGCGCTCCCGGTTCGGGTATGCCCATCGTTATCGACCGCACGTTGGTTGGGCGGGCGGGTGACCAGATCACCTTTGAGTTAGACCAGCCGCTTACCGGCGCGGGCCAGGGCAACGACGGCACGCTTGAAGGCAACGAGGAAGCGATGAGCTTCTGGAACATGCCGATGGTGCTGGCTGAACGTGGTCATGCGGTGGTCGAAAAGGGCCTGATGACCAACAAGCGGGCCGCGATCAACATCATCACCAAGGGGTTCTATGCCCTGAATCGGTGGGCGGCAGAGCAGTTCGAGAACGACCTGATCTATGCCATGTGTGGCCTGGGCAACCAGGGGACGTACGCCGGAGAAGGCAGCACGGGTATCGAGACGGTCAACGAGGTTGCTCCGAGCACCAACCGCATCATCCGTGGCGGCCAGACACTCGCTGGTGTCTACAAAGAGGTGGCAAAGGATGCCGACTTGGGAAAAGGCGGCGCGACCGACTACAAAAACTACCTGTTCGGTACGCGCGTGATTGAGGCGATGCGGATGAAAGCGCAGTTGGCGGCGCCCAAGATTCAGCCGGTCTTGGTGAACGGGCGGTACTACTACGTCTGCGTGTACCATCCGCTCCAGCGCCGCGCCCTTCGGGCGGAGACCGGCGAGACCGGGTGGCAGCGAATCGTGGCCGATGCCTACAACCGAGGCATGGGCAACTGGCTGTTCGGCAAGCAGGGCAATGGCCGCGAGCGCATGTTCAACGGGATTGACGGCGTCTACGACGACGTGATTCTGTACTGTTCCGAGCGGCTGCCGACCCGTGTGGCGGACGAAGTGCTGGATCAAGGCGATAAGATTGACAAAAGCATCGTCAGCGGGACTGCGCGTGTAGCTCGCGCTGTGCTGTTGGGCGCCAGTGCGGTTGCCGTAGCCTGGGGCAAGGACTGGAGCCGTCGAACGAAGAAGTTCGACTACGACCGCAAGACAGGTATCGCCACGGACGCGATCTATGCGGTCAAGAAGGTTCAGTTCCGCAATCCCGGTGCAAACCAAAGCACCAACACGCCGGGCGATGACTACGGCGTGATCGTGGCCGATACCTGTTGCGAAGAAGTGTAAATCCAATTCAGAGTCTGCTGGGCCGGTCGGCAATGTGCCGACCGGCCATACTTTGGCTATCCGAATGGAGTATTTCCATGAAACGGTCTTTTGTGGTTGCCATGTTCCTTGCTTTGATGACGTGGTCAGTTCAGGGTGCAGTTCAAGACCTTGGAACCTGGACCGAGATCGATCCTTACGGCTATCTGACCGTCACCGATACGTCCGTGGTCGCCGCTACCATGCCCACCAACGTCACGACCGCCGTCGCCAAAGACCTCGGCGTCGCGTTCGACGGCGACAGCGATTACACCGTCCTTCTGGAGTTCACCGGCGGCACCTGCTCGCATACCACCACGGCCAACGTCCTCGGAGTGCTCGGCCTCAGTAACATCACACAGGACAATCCCACGTGGACAGAGATATTCTTCACCGAGGGCGTTGCGATCCGCTGGACCCGCGACAGCAACGGGCACAAGCTGCTGTTGGAGATGCACAACTACCCCGACCACCTCTATGGCAGCGATCCGGCCGCCCTGAGCGCATCCACCAAATACTACGTAAGGCTCGACTACGACGCAGACGGCGGCGACGACTCGGTCGGACTCTATACGATGTACGTCGCGACAGGCAACCATCATGGCTCCGGAGGCTCGCTGATCGATACGCAGACGCTGAGCGTGCCCGACGGATGGACGCGCTCCTGGACGGTGGCATCCCTGGCGGCCAGTCGGACGAACGGATCGTCCTCGATCACCCAGAGCGGCACGATCGAGAACGTGGATATCAGCGGCGAGGCGGCGCCGCCCGAGCCCAACGAGCCTCCCGAGAAGGCGACGAATCCATCCCCGGCCCATCAGGCGACGGGTGTCTCCACGACGCCGACCCTGACGTGGGGTGTGGCTGCCGGAGCGAGCGATTATAACGTCTATTTCGGACAGGGTAGTCTCAGTTTCGTCGGGAATCAGACCACCAGGACTTATACTCCAGCCGCACTCGACCCTAATGGGACTGAATACCGGTGGCGGATCGACCCGAACAACGCCGAAGGAACTACGACCGGCGATGTATGGACTTTCAAGACTGTCTATGTGTACAGCGAAGGGGACTACGGCGAGACAGAGGATTTCAATTATTGGACTCTCGTTAATCCACAGGGGGAATTGGCTGTCACAGATGCCAATACCATCACCGTGACGAATCTGAGTATGGATCATTCGGCCTACGCCTATCGGTTCCTCGGTGCCGATTACTTCAGCGGCAACTACACGATTCGTTGGCAAGCGCATATTGATGCGGTAACCAACAACGGCACACTGGGATTGTTCGCAGTAGCCGACCGTCCCGATTCGTATATGGGCTGGATATGGGGCAGCGATGACGTTCAGATGGTGTATGTGAAATCCGAGAGCGGTGTGCTCAATTGCCATCTCGCGATCATCGACGATGGAGTGATCGACAGCAACTCGACGCAATTGACCGTCGGAACGGATTATTGGTTTCAACTGGAGCGAAACGACACAGGAGGCGACAACTCCGCTGGCCTTCTGACTCTCTACATCACTACGGGCAATTACCACGGAGAGTTGGGATCAGTTGCCGTAGCCACGGTTTCGATGGACGTCCCCGCAGGTGAACAAAATGACTATGACTATGCGCTGACCACCATCACCAAATCCAATCATGGAACATCGGCGATCATCAGTGGTGCGGTCGAGTACATTGATCTTGGGGCCGTGATCTCCTCACCGTACGATCCACCTCCGAAAGCGACGATCTTGACTCCATCTGATGGAGCTACGGATGTGAGTACAGCGATTACGCTGGCCTGGAATGCCGTTCCCAATGCTACGAATTACAACGTGTATTTCGGTATGCCCGGCAGTCTGAGTATCGACCCGAACAGCTTCGTTGGGAATCAGACGATACGATCCTATACACCTACGGGACTGGTGAGTGCCACGACGTACGCTTGGCGGATTGATCCGAACAACGCCTATGGGACCACGCAAGGCGATCAGTGGACCTTCACCACAGGCAATACGACGAGTACCACAGGTAGTCTTAGCAGTGTCACTCAACATGGGATTACTTGGACGTTCGATAAGCCGTATACCGTCGGTCAGTTTGCCAACGGTGATTTCTATGTGATCGGACCAGTGACAATCATCAGCATTTCGCCTTCTGGTGCAACGCAGAATGGTACGATGATTAACCCGGTCTCCAATACTGCCCAGGGCTTTGACTCCAGATCGAATCATTGGGATGCTACGACCAACATCGCAGACGATTTGCCATACACCGTCCCGGTTGGTTCATCGGTCATTTCCTCTCGTAGTCTGGCTGAGGCATCCAGTTCTTCCTATGTGGGATACTGTGCCATTTTGACGGTGTTGGATTCGGCGCCAGCCGACGGTTCTTTTCGTCCACCGTATTTCGGGACGGATAAGACCATCAAATACAACATCAGTCAACTCAACTACAATCTGCTGTACAACCTGACTCCTACTGCCAATGCACCGACGCCGATGGCGGCTGCCGAATGGTTCGAGGGGCCTTGGATTGACTTTGGTCTTGGTTGGGGTGGACGGACTTTTCATCCGGCAGGACAGATGCCGCCGTATGGACGTGACCTGTCGGCACGAATCGGCAGTGGAGCGCTGGCTTTGCATCTCAACTATACGAATCAGCAGAAAGCCAATCTGATGATTCGGTTCACTCAACTCGGCATCGACAATTTTGGCATCGTATCCCATCCTGGTGGACGAACTACCTGGTCGCCTGACGGTGGTCACTGTATGGGACGCAAATTTCCGATCCTCTTTGCCGGCGCCGTGCTGGGCAATCAGGACATGCTGTCGATCGGAGAGAAATCCGGCGCGTATCTCTGGAGCGCCAAGCCGGGCGGCGGATTCTACGGGCCAGGCGACATCCCGCCCGACTACATGTATTTCCAGGAGGACATGCAGACGTTTTTCGTCGATCAGTTCATGGCCGATTTGGAGCTTGAGGTCTGTGTGGAAGGGTACGCCCTGGGCAGCACTTCGACGACTATTACCGTCACGGGTCTGCCCAAGTGGCGAGGTCAACCAGAGGACCAGTACGTAGAGATTCTCAGTGGTCCTGGTGCTGGTCAAAGACGGTATGTCGTAAGTTCTGACTACCAGCGGACCAACAACCCTGATGCTCCGGTTGTGTTGACGGTTTCAGGGGCATGGACAACCATACCCACGACCAGTTCCTACTACAAACTCCAAGGGTATGACTCCGAAGATATTGGTGTTCCCGAATGGGGGAATATGCATGCGCTCATGCCGACGACATCTCATCCATCTTGGGAGGCTGACTATCGCTGGATCAATGGTGTGAGTTACACCGGATGGGTACTTGCGGCGCTAATAATGAATCTTGAGGATCAGTGGAATCACGAAGCGCTCTTTGCATACCAAGACAGGTGGATGAATAACACTACTCGTTCCTCTTGGGAACCCTGGCAAGATGAGATGTGGGCGGCCTATCGCAACAATCTTCCAAGTGCTCCGACTACCGCACCGACAGTGCCTACCAACCCAATTCCGGTCAATGGGGCTGCGGACATTTCGACTACGGTAACTTTGCAGTGGGATGGTCAGGCCACATCTTGGACGATCTATGTGGGGACCAGCAGTGATGCACTCGTCTATCAAGGTGATACGACGATTCGTCAGTATCTGCTGACTCTTGACTATGGCACTACGTATTATTGGCAGGTTGTAGCCAAGAATGCCTACGGATCGACCCTATCGCCCATCTGGTCATTCACTACGGCAGATGAAGACCTTCAGGCTCCTGGAGTGCCTGTAATCCAAAACCCTGTTTCGGGAGCTACGAATCAGCCTACTTCTTTGACTCTCCAGTGGTCTTCTACAGCAGCTACGACGCACTATGAGGTGCATTTTGGCACGGTGGGCAATATGACCATCGTGGCTACACCTACGAGCAATCGTCACAACATTACTGGTCTGGCTAACTCCACCACGTATCAGTGGCAGATAAATGCTGTTGGTCCTGGGGGCGTTACTTCCAGTACCATAGGGACATTCACGACCGTAGCCGCTGGTGGTGTACCTTCTGATCCGACATCTCCGACTTTGCCAGCGTCCTCGCCTGGTGTGCGTGTGCGTGGTCCCTATGAACGGTCCCTGCGTCCAGACAGCAATTCGCAACGGTATTTGACACCGTACGAATCTCTGCATGTAGCGGAACTGATCCAAGAGCCCGCAATGCCGGGAACCTACATCATTGACCCCTACTTGATGGGATATCTGGAGCGGATCGTCATCAATGCTGTTGGAGAAGACACTCAGTGGTCACTGAACATTTCCGATGCTGCTGGTGCGATTCTGTTTGCGGCAACCGATCTCGATATGACTGCCGGAGTGGTCAGTTACGATGGACAGAGAATTCCCTTCAGCGGTGGACTGAAGGTTACCATCGCCGACACTACAGGTGCTGATCGACTTGAAATCTACTGCTATGTGTGGGAGGTCTTTACCCGATGAGACGCGCCCTACTGCTCATTCTGCTGCTGGCTGTGCCGGCGTCGGCGGCTGTCGAGGACTTCACCACGTATGACACGGTGGCTGATCCCGGCAGCGATCTGACCATCACCAGCAATCGCGTGACCTATACGAAAATGAGCCGAGCCGCCGACACATGGGTCTACGATGACAAGGGGGCAGCCTACTTCGACGGGGATTTCGTTCATCGGCTCAAGATCTGCATCACCGCCGCCGACAATACAGGCGTATCGTGTCCGTGGGTGCTCGCGACCGCGAACAACAACACCCCCCGATGGCTGACCACGACGACGTACCTGGTTGCATATATGACGGATGACCTATTTGTCGGCCTGCGGAACAAAGGCAGCGGCGACGGTGCCGATACGTCCGTGCCACTGGACCTGGATACGGTCTACTGGGTGCAGATCGAGCGAGACGACGACGCAGGCGCGTCCTCTGCCGGACAGATCGTCGTCTACATCACCACGGGGGCCTATCACGGCCAGGCGGGTGCCACCGCCGTAGACACGATCACCATCGACTTGAGCAGCCAGGTGGACTATCGGTATGTCGGCGTCACCGGCTATAGCGGTGGCAATGTCGCCTATAGCATCTCGGGCTACACTGAGGACCTGGACCTGGACCCGTCCATGGAGCCGCCCGCCGAGCCGGAACCACCGGCCAAGGCGACAGCGCCGTCTCCCGCCGACGGTGCGATCGATGTAGACCTCGACAGCCTGCTGACCTGGACGGCATCGGGCGAGACCTACGATGTGTGGTTCGCCGCCGGAGAGATTCCGAGCCTGGTGGCGTCGGACTGGCAGTACAGCTATTTCGATCCGGTTCTCAGCTACGGCACCAGCTACGCCTGGCGGATCGATGTCAACGATGCCAACGGCACCACGACCGGTGACGTCTGGACGTTTCGGACCAAACCGGAACCGGAACCGGAACCGGAACCGGAACCGGAACCGGAACCGGAACCAGAAATTCTGATTGGCTGGCAAAAGACACGCCAATGGTACGAGAGACTGCCAGCATGGACTAAGGGTCCACCTATTTGGCGCCAAGATAGTCCCGCATGGAGAAGGAGATGAACTGATGGCCTATGCAACCAAAAACAACATCTTGACGTTTGCGAGCAAGGCATGGAACACGACGTTTAGTGGGACAGCCCTCAATGCAGCAATCAGTGCGTGCCTGGGCGATCTGAACGGCAGCGATTTTCTGATGCGGGGCGCCGGATACAACGGCGAAGTGACCTTGCGCGCCAACCAGAACATCTTTGAAGTGCCCAACTACAAAAGCATGGTTTCTTTCGTGCTCACCGAGCCCCATCCGGGCGAGACGCTTCCGAGGCCCAAGAGATTGGCCATTCTTCACGAAGCCCCCGGCGGCATCGGGACCTGGGCGGCGGCCAGGGTGCAGTCGGTCGAATGTGGCATGCCCGAATGGTATATCGAGGAACCCGGCCTCCAACGCTTGCGGGTCTACCCGATTCCCGCCGTAGCCTATGGGGTGCTGGTCTACTATTGGGCCACCCACCCGTTGGAGCCGGATGCCATCGTCTACGACGTGCAGTTCCAGCATCTTCTGAACCTGGGCACGGTCTATTGGGAAGCGGTCCTGCGGCGCAATCAGGAGTACATCAACCATTGGGGGCCTCTGTACTACGCCGAGCGGCAGGCGATGGAAAACAAGATGGCCCCGATTGAAAGGAGCATAAACCCATGACGCGACGAATCACGTGCATGATGCTGTTGCTTGCCTTCATGGCGAGTCTGTTGTTCGCCTTTACGGCCACGTACCGTACCGATACACCGTCCGGGTCGGACGATCCGTCCGAGGGCGATGACCGCATACGGGAAATCAAGGTCGCGGTGCGGGAACGTCTGGACGTGGACCACTACTGGCACGCTTCGGGGGCGAACACCTACGACGATCCGAACACAGGTAAGCATCGGTATGTGCGGTTTGTGGAACCGAACAACCTGACCGTCATGTCCGCTGGCGAAGGGGCTTTGTTCACCAAAGACGTGAACGGCGTGGCCGAACTCCATTGGATCAATGAACAGGATCAGATCATCCAGTTGACGCAGGAAGGGATCATCAACCTGACCAGCGAGTCCCTGTTGGGCGTTCTGGCAAACGACACGTTCTTCACAGCCCTTGACGAGGCGGGGACTGGCACGGTCGATCTTATCAAGGCGGGCCGAGACGAAGACGACGGCAACGATGTCCCTGTGCTCGGGCAGGGCGCCCGGCTGCCGACGGCGGCGGACCTGACGGAGGACACGGAGCTTGTCCACAAGAAGTACGTCGATGATCTTGTCGTGGACCTGCTCGATGTCTACCAAGCCTATGTGAAGGTATCCGATGTCAAGTCCGTAGCAGGCGGCGGAGCCTTTTATTCGGGGGCATGGCGGACGCGCGATCTGAATACGGAGGACCACGATCCATCGAACATCTGCACGATCTCCAACAACCGCATCACCTTGGCGGCTGGGACGTACCGTTGCCAGATCAGTTGCCCTGGGTGGTCTGTAGAGAAGCACGTTGCCCGTCTTTACGATGTAACGGGGGATACAGAGTTGCTTCGCGGCACAAGCGAGATGTCGGAAATAGCCTTTTCCGTCAGCCAGACTCGCAGCATCATCTGCGGGCAGTTCACTGTGGCCGAAAATCATTCTCTTGAGATTCAACACTACTGCACGCATTCCGATGGCTATGGGTTCGGAAAGGGATTGTCTGGCTTCGACAACGTCTACACGGTGGCTGAGTTCTGGAAGCTCTATTGAGGTGGCGTATGAAGATCAGGCATCTATCATTGTTGCTGGTGCTGCTGCTGGCCGGGTGCTCCCGCGAGCACGTTCGCGGAGTCAGCGTGTCGCTGGGCAAGTTCGAGCGGGGCCTGTGGTATGACCATGACCGGCAGGAGTATGACGAGCACGGTTTCGGGATCAAGCTCGATCTGGTGGGTGGCCACGTGTTGCGACCCCTCAAGAATCCGTTTGGTAGCGAGAATCCGTGGAAGGGTGGGGATGACATGGGAGTGATTCGCTGCCCGTTCGTCGGGCCGTTCCTCTCGATTGCGATTGGACCCTACGGGCTATACCTGGGTTTCAAGACCTATGAAGTGACAACGGCACATGGCGGCGAGGACCGATACGGCAAGTGGATCAAGCCCGAGGAAGTTCCGCCGGAAGGCAAGACCTACGTTTACCTGTGTCCATCGGCCACGATTCGGCGAACCCGTTGGAAGTGACCTATGCCTACATTTGCCATCACAACGCCCAAGTATGGAGTCGGGGAGCACGTTCCCAAGACGTTGCTCTCCAACGCCTTCATTTCCAGCGACAGCCGGAACGTGCGGGAGCGGTACGGCGATTACCGGGCCGCGAGAGGGCGGCTGCCTGCCCTGTACGACGCCAACTACGATCAGATCGCGGCGCCGGTGTTGGTCTACGCGATCACGGCGATCAACCAGGGGACCAAGACGATCACCATCGCGGGCAATCACGCCGACGCCATCAATGGGGCCGTCGTAGGCGGCAAGGTCCGAATCAACGGCTCGACGGGCAACGATGCACTCTACACGCTGGTTTCAGCGACCGACGTGGACGCGACCACTGAGATCGTCGTCAGTGAGGCCCTTGCCAGTGCCACGGCGGACGGCAATCTGTTCGTCGGGGCGACGCGGGTCTTGGCGTACCATCGGTACATCAAGGAGGCGACGGGGGCCGAATATCTGTTGCTCGGGACCGCCTACCACATCCTCCTGTGGAACGAAACCAATCGTCGGCTGTCGGTCAAGTTCACGTGCGGGACTCCAGGCAGCGTGCTCGACTGGTCGTTTGCGACCTTCCAGGACTGCGTCTATGCGACGAACAACGTGGACTACGTCCAGAAGTGGGACAGCCACACCAGCGTGGACAACGTCTTCGCGAACCTGGGCGGCGAATCGGGTGTCCAGGTCACGACGGCGGGGGCCTACTTGCAGAAGGCCAGGGCCGTCTTTGCTTCTGAAGGCTTCCTGTGGCTTGGATGTACGACAGAGGACGGCACGTACTATCCCCGACGAATCCGGTATTCGGATGCCAACGCCGATACGTTTAATGAGGACGGGGTAGGCGACGCCGGTCGCAAAGACCTGGACGACGAGTACGGGGCGGTCGTGGGCTTCGCATCGGTGCAAAGCTATGTGTTCATCGCGACACAGAATCGCATGGTTCGGGCATGGCTCACAGAGACCGATGTTCCCTGGTACTTTGCCACCGAGCGAGTCCGGGCCGGATGCCTTGCCCCGCACACCCTGGTCAATGATCGAGACGGGCGCCTGTACTGGCTTGCCAGTGACATGACCATTCGAGAACTGGAAGGAGGATCACCTGTCACCAGTCCGCACGCGGCGGCGACAATCAATAGGCTCAACACCGACGCTGTCGGGGGAGCCTGTGCGGTGTACTACGAGCATATCGACCGGCTCTTGTTCGCCGTTCCGACGACGGAATCGGATGTGAACGATTTGCTCATCGAGATCGACCCGGCCTCACAGTCCGTCGTCTACCACGATATTCCGGTTGCGGCGTTCGGCCTGTACTCTCGGCAGTCGGTCTACACCTGGGACACACTGCCCTACGACACCTACGATGAGTGGGGGGCGGCGTGGTTGGTCTGGGATGCCGTGGCGAACACGGTTGGTTTCCCGGTGATCCTTGTGGCAGACTACAACGGGTACAGCTATGAGTTCGACCAGAGCGACCAGGATGCCGCACAGACGTTACCGCGAACACTGGTCTTCGAGACCGGACTGTTGGAACCGCAGAAGCATCTGGCGATGTTCAAGCGGATCAACCAGGGCCTCGACTTCTTCTTCAAGCGGCACGCGGAAACCGAGATCAGCGTCTACGCCAAGACGGACGGTTGCCGGGACTGGCGGCTCTTGGGGACCAGCGACTTGCAGGGTGATGGCGTGGAGGCCGAGTACGTAGCGATCCACGTGGACGCCGACCTTCGAGCCAAGCACTTCACGTTTAAGATCGTGGCCGATGGTTACTTCGAGTTCGTCGGCATGTATGTGAACGACTTTGTTCTGGATGGATTGCGATGATGCTTCCCAAGACGATCAATGTCCCCCTGGATGAATTGGACCGCGCCAAGAGCCTTGACGAGGTCAAGCGGATCGTGAAGCGGTTCATGCTCGAATATCGCCAGAGCTACGAACGTATCTACGCGGCCTTGCAGACGAAAGCCGACAAGGAGTAAGCCCGATGGGATTCTTTGACACGAAAGTAGAGCACAAGCTGCCCAAGGAACTGAGGCCGGTTGCGAAGATGCTGGCTACCCGTGCCACAGAGGCGGCGCCCAACTTCCCCAAGCGCATGGTGGCCGATGCGGACCCGATGCAGATGTTGGCGTACCAATTGACCGAGTCCCTGATGCGAGAGGGATCGTCCGACGCCTACTCGACGGCTTTGTCGGAAGCCAAGAAGACGGCCACGACCCCGGTGGACGTGGCGAACATGCCGGAGTTCCAGGCGGTGATGAACCGTATTGCGTCCTACGGCCAGAGCGAGGCCAATCGGCTTCAACGTAGCAACATCATCAGCGGCAACGCCGGATGGCAGTCGTCGGCTGGGCGTGACGTGCTCGGGCGCAGTGTCAGCGAGACGCAGGAACGCATGATGGCGGCGGCGGTTCCCTTTTTGCAGCAAGCCAGGGCCGAGAAGCAGCGGGCCGTCGAACAGTTGCAGAGTCTCGATGCACAAAGGACCAACACCACCTTGAGCAAGATCGAGGCCGGTAGTCGCGTCGGGGAGATTCTCCGGGGTATCCAGGCGGCCAAACTCGAAGCCGAGTACCAGAACGCGATGGACCCGATTCGCTTCCGATACGAGACACAGCCTCAAGTAGCGTCCGTGGCGTTCCGTGCTCCATACACGGCGACGGGGCAGCCAAGCGAGTACGAGAAGTGGGTTACTGGCATCGGATCGGTCGCGAATATCGCGGCGGCGTTGCTTCCATAGACACTCGACGGGACTTGATTTCTCACGTACCTTCAGTTTTCTCAAGGAAACGCGATCATGGGCAACGGGATGTACCAAGCATATGACCGACTGACGGCGTTAACACAGCAGATCGGCCAGTACAAGGAGGCCCGACGGCAGCGGGAGATTGACGAGAAGGCGACCGGGATGTTGTTGCAGGGGGCTCCCCCGGAACAAGTGGAGCAATTTCTTGTCAACGAACTGGCGCCGGAGAGACGCAGCGGCCTTGCTGGTTTGGCCGAGCGACTCGTGGGCGGTACAGTGCCCAGAGGAATGAGTCCGATGCAGCAACAGGTGGTGGGCTCGCGGATGCAGCGAGCCTTCCCGACACCGGGACAAAAGGCACAAGAGGCCGACGCATCACGGGCAGGAGAGCTACACAATGCCCGGCTTCGGGAGATTGACGCGAATATCCGCCGACTGGAATTGATGGGCGACCCGAACGTAGATGCCCTGCGAGAAGTCGGCAGTGTCCTGGGCAACCTCACAAGGAACAACCTTGGAGAGTATGATGCGGAGATCAAGAACCTCACGGAAGCGTTTCAGCAGTTGGTTACTCGCGTTGTGGATGGGCAAAGGCAGTCCGCAGGAAAAGCGAGTCAGGGCAAGGCAGGGGCAGGGGCCGGAGCAAGCCAAGGTGAACCGATGTTCCAGATGCAGATGAACACGCCGCCAGAATTGCGGCAGCGCATCCAGCGGCTTCTGCAAGCTGGTGCTCCCATTGAAGCAATCCTCGACGCCGACGAAGTCAAACCCTACGTGATTCGGAAGAAGTAAATGGCCTCTCTCGCAGAGTTGGAAAAGCAGTACGGCGGGCAACGCGGAACGTCTCTGGCGGATCTTGAACGACAGCATGGTATCTCTGCCCGGCCCAAGGCGAATCTGACGCCGGAAGCCATAAAGGTTGCCAATGAGTTCCTGTGGAGTCAACAGGACATCCCGGAAGTCGAGTACGACATCAACCAGAGCCTCTACGAGGCGGCTGGACGTATCGACCCGGCCATGATGCCGACGCCGACAGCGACAGCACAACCGCAATTCGCGACGGCGGCTCCGCAGGCGACCCCTTCGCGAGAGCCGGGTTGGATGACCGAGATTCGCAATGCCCTGGAACGCGGCGGGCTTCGCATGGTGGCTGCTGTGCCGGGGACACTGGCGACTGTGATGCAGGCAGGGCAGCGGGCGCCCGGCGGCTGGTATCCGAAGACCCCTGGGATCGTTGCCAAGCTCAAGGAGATCGCCAGGACGATCTACGACGACGCCGATCGGGAAGCGATCAGAGCCCACAAGACCGGCGTCGCCGGGTACATCGTCAACACAACGTTCGAGACCCTGCCCATGATGGCCATGTCCTCCGTGGCGGCGATTCCGGGCGGCGCGATCGGTGCGGCAGGGGCCTTCTCCGTAGCGGCCATTGTGGAGGGCGAAGCGGCCTACCAGGAGGCCATGAAGGCAATGGAGGGCCGCGTGGACCTCTCGCAGGCCCAGAAGGAGGCGATAGCACAGACCGAGCGGCTCATTGTCGGCACGATCAACGGCGTGATCGAGCAGATGCAGGCCGACGAGGTCTTGACGTTCGCCAAGGGTGGCAAGAAGTACGTCAAGGACATGGTCAACGCCGTCAAGCAACGGGCGTGGGCCAAGGTCGCGGCCAGCGGCGCGAAGATCGAGGGCGTCCACCTTATCAAGGCAGCGAGCGAAGGCTTGGAGGAGTTCTTGCAGGAGGGTGTGTCCATCGGGGCGGCAACCCTGCACGGCGACAAGGTCGAGATCGGCGACTTGGGCCGGATGTTCAAGGCGGGCGTCGGCGGCGTGACGGCGGGCTACGGCCTGACCGCGGGCGGCGCGATCGGCCAGACAGCCGTCGAGGCGGCAGGGCGGTACGACCAGCAGCGACAGGACACCAAGCGGACGCAGAGGATCAAGACCGCCTACGATCAGGCCAAAGCCAAGGCGAACGTCGAGCCGGGCCGACCGATTCCCTACGAGGACGAACGGGAGGCGACCCGTCCGGAGATCGGAACCGGCGGCACAGGCTTCACGCCCACCGTGCAGCCTCGTGGCGCCAAGGGCGCCAAGGGCGCCAAGGGCGGCATGACCGCCGACGAGATGGTCGAGAAGCTGGCGGGCGACGGCTACAAGCTCGAAGACCTGGAAGCAGCCGTCCAGCGGGCGGCGGTAGACGAGGAAACCAAGGCCAAGCTCGATGCACTGTTCGCCGAGAAGGCCGCGCAAACGAAGCCAGAGGAAGCTGATGAAGCCGAAGCCAAGACCGAAGCCCACGTCGAAGATCGAGCCCCTGTGGATGTGGGTAAGAAGAAGGCTGAGGGGCAGCCGGAAGCAGCAGAGCCGTCTGCGATAGATCGTCAGTTTGGCGCCCTACCAGGCATGGGGGAAGAAGTCAAAGCCACGGCGATCAGTGAAATCCTTCGTGTTCTCCATGAGTCCTACACGGAAATCTCTGATGAAACCTTCGCTGTTGATCCGAGGACGGTCAACGACGATGCCCTGCAATACTGGATGGCGTATCGCGACAAGGTTGACGACTTGATCCGCCGCGAACAAGAAGCAACACGGGCAGAAGATGAGTTTGAAGCAGAAGCGCTGTTTCAGGAGCGGATGGACATTCTCCGCAAACTCAATCAGCTTATCCACCAGCCGAAGCAGGCGGCTGGGACCATCGGACCACAGACTGCGCCCGCCAAGCC